ATCGTCAAATCCGTCCGCTTTAAGTAATTCAAAGTCTTTGTATATTTTTAATATCTCAGACATTATCCATCACAACTTAAACAATCCTCATCCATAGCTTTTTCAGCTATATCTCCCCTAAGAACAGATTCGGTTCTAGTATAATACAAAGTCTTAATCCCTTTCTTCCAAGCTTCAAGGTGAACTTTGTTCACAAACTTAGGATCCACCTGAGATGGGAATGCTAAGTTCAGACTAACAGACTGATCTATATACTGTTGCCTGATCCCTGCCTGATTAATTAATTCTAACTGATTAATCTCCTTAAAGGTTTTAAATACTTCTTTGTGATCTTCACTTAAAAAATCCAAACCTTGTACGGATCCTCCGTCAGCTAAAATTTGATTCCAAACTTCACTAGTATTCATATTTAACTTATCTAAGACTTTTTCCAGAGTAGGGTTTTTACGTATGAAAGTACCTTTAGCACTTTGTTCAGTAAATACATTAGCAGCCCAAGGCTCAATGCCGGGACTAATATTGCCACTAAGCTTGCTGTTACTAACTGTAGGAGCAATAGCTCTAAGGTGAGTATTCCTAAACCCCGTACCAACGCACCATAATGGCTCTCCGTATTTATCAGCAAGAGCCATACTAGCTCGTTCGCTTTCGATTTTAATTTGGCTAAATATCCTTCGTGTTTCATGTTGTGCTAATAATCCTTCAAAGGGTAAACCCTTCTCTTGTAAATATGTATGCCAACCCAATACACCTAGTCCTATGGCTCTACCTTTTTCAGCAGACCTTACAGAGTTTTCAAATCCCTTCAGACCCTTTGCTCTTTGTATGAACTCTTGCATAACACCATCTAAGAAGAATGTGCTATCGTATATTAAGTTAGTATCTTTCCATTCATTATATTTTGCTAGGTTTAAACTAGACAGACAACAAACAAAACTATGATTCTCATCTGTATGCAAGGTAATCTCTGAACATATATTTGTCATAAAAACCTTCAATGCGTTATCCTTGTAAGAAGACGGATTCGCTTTATTTACATTCCCCTTAAACATTATATAAGGTTCTCCGGTAGCTTTTCTCTTCTGTAAAAGCTTACCCCACTTTCTCCTCGCTACTTTATCTCCTGACCCTAACTTCCTCATAAACTTATCACCTATAATAGCACATTGATGCATATTAAGTGATTGTCTATTTACATCCCCTTTAGGTTCTCTTATGTCTAACCAATCCTCAAAGTCAGCGTGCTCAATATTTAAGTTTACACTTGCCGCACCTCTTCTTACAGATCCTTGATTAGTCGCAAGAATAGTGGAGTCGTATACCTTACAAAAAGGTACAACACCATCTGAAGTTCCATTGTTAGTTATGTTAGCACCGGCAGGTCTAATCTGATTAATACCAATACCAACACCACCACCATGCTTTGCTAATAACATCATCTCTAAATTCTTAGATCCTATGTCGTATATAGAGTCAGCTACATCAATCCCAAAACAACTGATTGGTAGACCTCTGTCTGTGCCTGTATTAGAGAGCACTGGAGACGCTAAACACAACCAACCGTTCCATATATAGTCAAAAAACTTTTCTTCCATCTCAGGCTTCTCTAGCCGTCTAGCAATGGTCTTTGCAACTCTTTCGTAGGCTTCCTTTGGTGTCTCGTTGGGTAGTAAATACCCACCTTGAATTGTTTTCTTGTAGACATCACTATCTGCCCAAGAGGGGTAATCCTTCCCCTTTATCCATCTATTACTACTAGTCATTTATTTTTATTTTAAAAGGTGTATTAACCAAGCAACTAAACCGTTTAGATTTAATATTACTAAATTCCATTGTCTTCTTGAAGTTGTCTGAACCATTACTAATATAAATCCTGCTATGTAAAGTTCAGCTGATATAGTCCATTGAGCCGCAATTAAAAAACCACTACCCATGTAACCAACTCTTTCATACATTTTCTCTAAAGGTGAAAGACTTCTATTCCTTACAAGTTGGCTTTCTATTTTACCAAATATCTTCGAAATCTTCCCCTTCATTTGCTTTGCTATAATCTGTTGGTCTCATTGCAAAAAAGTCTGTATGCGTATGACCTCCGGTCAGATGGTAAAACCAATCTAAGTTTGATGCCGCTTCTTTGTCATAGACAAACATCCTAGATGTGACTTCATCATAACCAAGTTCCCTTAACTTTTCATTGCATCTCTTCCTGATAAACTGTTTAAGGTCGTAGGATTTAATACCTTCTATATCCCCCATCTCAAACATCTTGTCAATGTAATTCTCCTCAAGTTCCACCATTGTTTCAGCGGCATCTTTTATACTGTCCTTACAAGTAGATCTAAGGTTTTTGTCTTCATCACACATGTGATTAAACAATTGACACCCCATTTTTGAATGTAAGGATTCATCCCTAACACTCCATTTCATTTGCTGACCTATCCCTTTAAGTAAGTTACGCATTTGGAAAGAATATAACACAGCAAAAGCACTGTAAAGGCTAACACCCTCTGCGAAAGCGGAAAAGATCGCAAGTGATCGTGCAATCCCCACTGTTTCGGTTCCGGTGTATCCCACGAGATTATCAAATCTCTGAGCCGTAGCAGGCTCGTGTAAAAACGCTTCAAAATTATCAAGTCCTAATGTTTCATTTAAATAACTGTAAGCTACTGCATGTATTGTTTCCTGAGATCCAAACATCATAGCCATCTGCTGAATCTCATGTTTAGGAAACCACCCCACAACTTTTTGTGTCCAATAATCTGATACTGCACACTCAGTTTGCGCAAATCCTAATAAGATATTACCTACCAGATTCTTTTCTTCTGGGGTCAAGTTTTCATTCCAATCCTTGACATCCCCTGACATTGGTATTTCGGTGTGTAGCCAAAATGCTTGCGCTTGTTTCAACCACCCTTCAGTATAATACTCAGGGTACTCAAATGGTTTGTAAGCTATTCTATTATCAAATAATCCCATATTTATTTTTTTAACAAGTTTGATTTTAAATCTTCAATTCTCATTTTATAATTATCAGCATGAATTTTATGCCTATCATCAACACTACCTTTCACCCAAAGTTCTGACTTATCTAAAAAATCCTTTCTGCTGATATCTCCACAATACCATATATTTTCAATATCATAATATTTTTTACGTAAACCTTCTCCTTCTGTTCTGCCAAACTCAATACTTAAAAAACAATATGTATCGGGTTTTTGATGAAGACTAGTTTTAGCTACAGATACACGATAATCATCCTTTGGTTTTACTGTTCTTCTTTTTGTTTTTAATTCAATCTTCTGATCTTTATATAAAATATCGTGATTGTAATCATCTGTGGGTTTAGTACCCCAATATTTTGCTAAAGCCAACTCAGCTACTCTAGCTGATGCATTAGCCCTACCTTTGGTTATTGAGTTATTAAGAGATCCAAGGTCTTTAGACCATTTATGAGCCTCTTTAATCATTTCTTTTGTATGAGGTATTTTGGTTATTTTATCCATCTTGTCTGTTTTTTAAAATTAAATCAATTGTTTTATCACATTCCTTATTGGTCTGCGGTTTGTATAGGTTTCTATCATCCCCTATCTCTTGCATGTGTTTCTTAAACAACTTCCACCTCATAGGGAATGACTCATTTGCCCTACCCTTAGTTTCTATTACAAAATCATCACCCACAAAATCAGGTGTATATTTGATTCCTAGAATTTTTTTATCACCTCTATTAATATACTCACCTTTTCCGTTATTTTGTCTTTCGTGAGACTGACTGTTGAACTTAAAAGATTCAACCAATGTAAAATTTTCTCCTTCATATTCAAATTTAAGTTTTGCTTTTTTCAAAGCTATGTACATATATTTCTCTAATCCTGATGCAAAAGTAACACCGTCATAGATTACCTTTTTAGAGACAACAGGACCTTTTTTCTTTTTATATTTAAAGACCCTGTTCATAACTATCTCTCCTCATTAAAAATTCAGCCTTCTCCATTTCGACCAAACCAAGATGTTTAAGTTGCTCTTTAGCGGTTTGTATATAAACAACTGCATCCATCAACTCTTCTTGAGTGTCTTCTAGATATCCGGATAAACTCTTCATGCCTGAAACTCTTTCCTCATGTAAAGACCTACCATATTTTTTCATACCTATCTCACACCTCTCAGCATACTTCCTGATCACCCTTTCTACTATAGGGTCTTTTACATTTAATTTAATATTATTTTTTGTATTTTTCATAATAGTATTTTCTATATTCAAATATTTGACTCCAAATTTGAGTGTGTGTATAGCATTTTGGTGACTTGTTAATCTTTCCACCTACATCAATTTCTATATACCAACTCCTTTTTCTGTAGCCTACCTCCACAGGAGTTATAATAACTCTGTTTCTATGGCACCACATTCTGATTTCTAAATCTTCTTGTGTTGCCTTGTAGGCTCCCATATACTCTACTTGCTTTCCCAAGGTAAAGGTTCATCTTGTGCTACAGCCAAAGGTATGTAAGATCCAGACTTTGGTTCCCATGTAAAGTGAGATTCAGCACCATTTTGACCTAAGTTTTGAAACTTGACCTTAAGTACTTTTACTTTTACAGTTTTAGCTTCGTAATCCCTATGTACTAATAGTCCATGATAACTTGCATCATACCATTCACCACCACCTTTAATGTTGTACATGTTTGGTTCTTCAGTTTTACCATCCTTGTCTTTGTACATCTTAGTAGGGTGAGCAACAACAATAACAAGAACATCATACTTCTTAGCAAATACCTCTATCTTACTTAGGTATTCTAACGTATAAACATTCACATCACCAGATGCATCTGCCATCCTAACCTTGTTGAATGGATCTATAACTAAGCACTTGATACCTTTTCGCTTAACTAGTTCTGCCCCTTTACGTAATACTGAATCAAGGTTGTACTTGTCCATGTCTATGAAGAAAAAATTATCATTAACATGGTCACTAACTTGAGTCCACTTGTCTCCATCTATCTCAGATGACTTAGGCATACCTCCCCATACTTTGCGCATTAATTTATGAGCATGTAAGTATACCGGATGATTCTCAGGTGATGCAAATGCTGTTTTCCATTGGTAGTTCTTATTATAACCTACCACCATCTGATCAACAAAGTCGCTCTTACCACTACTAGGTATACCGGTCACAGTTATAAACTGAGAAGTATACGTAGAGAATATCTTGTCAAAGTTATCTATGCCGATTTGGTAACCGGGTTTGAATCCGTTCACAACAAAATCCTTCAATTCATCTTCAACATCTCTAAGTGTTGACACCCCCTCTAAAGGTACTTGTGTTGCTTTGTTTATTACATTGTTTAGCTTCTCAGATCCAAACTCTAACAAATACTCGTTAGCATCCTTACATCCATTAAAGTCAACAAGATAACAAATTTCAGCACCTAGTCTACGTATAAACTCTTGACGCAAAGCTTGACCGGCATCATCAGCATCAACTGCTAATATAATCTTGGTCTTGTCTTCAAGGTAGTCTATACAGTTGTCTAAGTAATCTAAGTTATTAGAATTTAGTGTTGCACCGTTAGGAACTGATATAACATTTTTAATACCGGCTTCATGTAATGCTAGAACATCCATCTCCCCCTCTACAATAACACAAGAGTCATAACCTACAACTGAATTGATATTGTAAAATATCTTCTCTGCTCCCTTGAATAATTTAAAGTTCTTTCTACCATCTCTGTATTTCACGTTGATCAACTGATCACCCATAAAATAATTGAACTTAATAGTATTCTCACTCTGATTACTCTGAGGCATAAATTCTTTACCCTCACTAATCTTAAGGTCTTTAAGAGTTCCTTTGGATATCCCCCTAGACTTAAACCACTCTTCAACTTTAGAGTCAACATCCGTAATGGTATCAACTTCAGGTCTTACATAAACCTTTTCACTTGTACCTTTACGTTGGTAGGTGTGAAGTTGGAATGTGGTGTTACAATTGTGGCAGGTACCTAAACCCCTCTCCCAATCGTAGCTTGCGCATTTGGTTTTACGATTAGATGGTTTTCTAGTAGAAGAACACAAGGGACAAATCCCCTGTGTTTTACCTTCCTCTAGATCGTATTGATTAAAATTATCAATACTAAAACCATTAATCTCTATGGTTTCTACATTCATATATTAAAATGGTAAGTCGCTAGATTCAACCATAGGCATACTAGCTTTCGCTTGTGGTGCTTGTTGCTGATTATCACGAGGTGCAGGATCAGGCATTACACCATTCCCCCAAACAACTTTAATGTTGCCTAGATAAGTCTTCGCAGACTTAGACTCTCGCTCTTCTTTACTCTGACTAACCATAATAGGTCCTTGATTACCAAATTGATCAAGTTCATCATTTATTGAAATTGATATGGGTAAGTACTTACCTTTCTTACCTTCGATAATTTTATCTTTAGGTATGTTACTTAGGTTTATACTACCAGTTATTATTCCTGCCATAATTATAGGGTTTTATTTATGAAAAATTGATTTGGGTCAAAGTCTTCTGAGTCAAAAAACAACTCATAAGCTTCAACTGCTTTTTGCACCTTATCAAGTCCCGATCTATAAAATTGATCAGAACAATCATAGACACCTATTTGATTAGTATTCTTGTCTATTACTAAA